GGTGGGTTGCGGTTCTTGAGTTGGCGAAGCAGTTGGCGGCGGAGTTGCCGTTGCTGATGGGATCGCCGTCGCTGTTGGAGTAGCCGGAGGTTCAATCGTTGCTGTCGGGACAGATGTCGGAGCAGACGTTGAAACAGGTGTCGCAGTCGGGCCAGGACCGCTATGCTCACCGGTGTCCTCGCAGTCGCTCTCGCCCTTGACCCGCCAGGTCCAATCGCCAGCGGGCGGCTCGATCTCGGCGAAGGCCGTCCAGTCGGTTCCTTTGGGCATCGACGGGACCTGGGCATCGTTGAGGACCTTCGATCCGTTGACGAAGACATCAGCCTTCTGGGCGTTCTCGTTGGAAGAGGATCGGTTTTCCACTTGGATCTGTCCGGAGGCCGTGACCCGGAAGTTGTACTTACCGCAGTCCCAGGCCGAGGCTGGCATCGGAAATAGAAGGCCAACGATGAGGATCGCCAGGACCGAAAGACCGAACCAGGCGAAAACCCGCTCAACGGCTCTTGGGATCATCACCGGAGTGTCCTTTCATCCCGCCGTTGATTTCGAGGATCCTCAGGTATCCCTCGGCCAAACCCTGTGAGATCGCCCGGCCGATGCCGTGTTCAATACCTTCTTTGATTTCTACTCCGACGATCTTGGCGGCCGCCGCCGAGCCTTTACGAGCCTCCTCCAGCGTCCGGTCCACCATGTGCTTCGGCCAGAGAAAGCCCCGCACGATCGCCCCAACGATGAGGACCAGAATCACAATGACCCCGACCGTATTCAAGACCGGCAGCCAGGCCGTGATCTGATCGGGGGTCGGGGGTTGCCACAGAACGGCTATCAGCTTTGATCTCGCAATCTCGCGGCTATGGCGAAGACCCAGGTGGCGATGAAGATCGCGAGCCGAATCGGCAATCCGCGAATAAAGCGGTCCGCCAAAATGGACGTATGCAGATATTGGAGAGAGAATTCACCGATGAACAACCACAGGAATGCGAGACCGAGAACCGAGAAGAAGAATCGGGTATAGGGGCGCCGGTGCGAGTTGGCGACGATGACCGCGCATCCGAGCGATGTCAGCACCGGCAATACAATCAGAAGGAGATCGAGCATTCTGTCTTTTCACGGTCCATAGGAATGCCAAGACATCCTCCGGCTGGGATTACGCTAACACAGGTCGAGGCGGGCTGACAAGTAGGCCGCAGGTCAGGGGGCCAGATTCCAGCCCCGGGCCGCGGCTTCGCGTTCGAGGATTGACACGCGTTGCTCAAGAGGCACTGGAGGCGGGGCAAGGCCGAGATACGATCGCAGTGCGCTCACATCCCCGTCCATGAAGACGTTGTAATCCAATGATTGGGACATGACCCCGATCGGCTTTCCGCCCGAGGTCCATTGCCAGAGCTTCGCGGCGGTCCAGCCAGTCGTTTTTGGCTGCTTCGGCGCCTCGGGCTGCAAAGATCGATCAATCCCACCTCTCGGGATGCTAACGGTGTATTCGGCCTCCCACAGGTCATACTGGCTTTCCCATCCGGCAGGCGCGGTCCAGAACCAGCTGCCGGTATAACAGACGGTTTTCTGCTGCGTTGCGCGACTGACCTCATCGAGCCAGATTTTGGCCTGGGCCTGAACTCCGGCCAGGTTCGGAAACCCCTGATTGGGCTTGGTCCGGTCATCGAGTTCTACATCCAACACATTGAAATCCACATCCCCGCGTTGTTGAAGATACCAGATCGCCTCGCGACGCGGGTCTCGGTTCGAGGCCCAGAGCAGATGGTAGGCTCCGAATAGGAAACCAGGGATGGCCCGGGCTTGAGCCTGAACATCCTTGTAGAGGCTGTTTCCTGGCAGATCGAGACCCGCCCATCCGATCGTGCAGCGGGCGACGATTCCAGCAAATCCAGCGTCCGCCATCGCTTGGACATTGACGGTTCCCTGCCAGCGACTGGTATCAACTAGAGAGGCTCTCATGCGGCACACAGTCCGATCAGCGTGAAGACCGAATCATCGGTGAATTCGGCGAAGCCGCCGCCCGCACTCACCGTCAAAGAGGTGATGGGATCAACGGTATTGATCCACTGGCCGCCGCCGTGCCGCAATCCAATGAATCCGAGCTCACCTTCTTCGCCGGTCAGCGGGGAGTAATCCCAGCCCTTCCATACCACGGAGCGTTTGGTTGCCGTCAGCTGACCCGGCGAGAGCGTGTAATTGAGAATCAAAGCCTCACAGGCACAGAAATTGTCATTATCGCCTCCGACATTTCCAGCCGTATGACCTAATCGAATGGCACTCGCAGTACCTACGCCTCCAACGACCGGATCGGAATCGGTGGCTCCGCTGTCCCGGATGTGCGACTTGTTATAAGAACGATAGTTCGATCCCGAGTCACCGTTGAAAGTCAGTAGCATCGCGGCCCCGATCGAAACAGAAACTGCTCCAGCATGGATCAGCAACCATAGATGGATGAAGTCCTGACTGATGGAGCTGAAGGTGATTTCCGTCTCCGATCCAGCCACGACCGTGGTCCCAAGACAGACCGCTCCAGCAGTCAGTCCAGGAGCTTCCAGCGTCTCCAGCCGCTCAATCCGGCGCTGGGCATCCCGGAGCTTGCCCGCCATTTCTTGCAAGGCCCGATCAGCCGGTAACACGGTCCACCTCCGCGATGCTACTCAAGGTTTCTTCTCCATCTGAGTTCAGCGTGACCTGGACGTTTCGAACCGTGAGATCGAATTGGCGGCCGCGATACTGGGCTGTCACTTTGTCCCCGAAACTCCAGTCGATCCCGTAGCGGGACTGCGGGCGGTCCAGGAGTTCGGCCCGGAACTCAATCACCGGCCGTTCCTTCTGCAGCCGCTCGAAGGCTCGATTGGCGACCCCCAAGGTCGTCTCTTCTTCACGAGCATCTTGGAATGTCTCCCGCCGCGCCCAGATGGAACGGGCGTTGCGGAATAAGTCCTTTTCGGGATCGATCACCCGATCCGTACCCTGGCCCTGGCCGCCGCCATAGACATAATTCCATTCGTCCCGCCAATCCTCCCGCAAGAACGGATCGGTGAGGTTCCCGGCCTCCTGGCTGAAGATCAAGGGGTTCAGGCCCGCGGTCGCCGTCCGGTCCACGCCCCGGACGTTGACCCAGGTCCGGAAGGCGAACGTCCCGGCCCCGGTCGGCTCCACATCGAAATAGAGCGGGGTTCCCTGATCTCGGGAAGACTCAGCGATCTCCTGCAGGACATCCAGTACGTTTCGCCAAGCAAAGCTCCGGGTGACGGTCGGCGCGTCCGCGAGATCATCCATAACCTCAAAGTGAGTCGCCGGGAACGCTCTCGGGCGCCCGGCTTCGTCCAGCGGTGCCAACGATCCCATGTTTTCCCGGACTATGGCTTTGAGCAGGTCATCGGCCTCGTCGGTCTTTTCGGCCTGGGCGGTCGTGGCGTTGAAGGCGATGACCCGGCGGAGCAGAAGCCCCATCTGGTCCTCGCCTCCCAGCCTCAGCCGGTCGTTTTTGGGTCCAGCCTCGAACCAGTCCCAGTAGCGGCAGAAGCCGACCATCTCCAGGCGCTCTTCGCCTCCCTCGGGCTTGCGCCAGAACTCGATCAGGCGATCCACGTCTGGAAGATCCTCGGCACCCTCTGGGGACATCACGATCATGAACCATCCGACGTTGTTGAGGAACCGCCCGTACTGGATGCTCTCCCAGGTCTCCAGCTCGCGCAGGTATTCCCCGTCGTGGGTGCGAACGACTAGCCGGTGTTCTGCGCCCATGCGATGTCGTCAAAGCTCCAGTGACGGGGCTGCCAGCGCAGGCTGATCTCGGTAGATCCGGTCGTGTCCACCGCAAAGAAGGCGATCCGGTTGTCTCCCGGGATGAGCTTGAAGCCTCCGACATCGGAATCGCGCAAGATCCCGGAAGCCACATTGCCCCGGAAATCGCTGATGGCCTTGTGCATTCCAGGCCGCAAATCGATCGTGACCCGTTCGCCCGCCTGGACGATCAGATCCATCCGGATCACATGGCCGGTCGTCTGGTTCTCGAGCCACAGGAGCCGCGCCGGGCCGAGGACCTCCAGGACCGCGCCGCTCGAAGCGCGGCCGCGATTGGTGACGGTCTGGATCGCCGAGGCCAAGCTCGCGACCCCGCTGATCTCATGGCCGAGATAGATGTCGTCATCCAAAAGCAAGATCCCGTGGACTTCGTTCGTTGGCCCCGGCAGTTCCAGATCCAAATGCGAGAAGCTGGTCCCGTTCCAGGAGGCGACGAAGGTGGCGAACTCAGCCCCCGTCACCTGATCGAAGTCGCCTCCGAAGACAATTCGATTCTTGTGGCTGACTTTGATATTGCGGACGACCCCAGAAACACCGCCGATGATGCCGTCGCCTTGCCGGCCGAGCGGCAGCCAGTCCTGGCGGGTGTAGACCGCGACGGCATCGGCATCCGAGACCCCGATGTGGGTGAAGAAGCCCCCGGCATAGAACTTCCCATCCGGCGAAAGATCAGACCTCCGCACGTCGTTGGAAGTCGCGCCATCGTCGCCCGGTTCGTCGAACGTATTGGTCACGAGAGCATAAGTCGCGACCCCCCGCAGATCTCCCGCGACTCCTCCGGTCGCCCGATCAAAGAAACCGGTGATGAACGGGACCTCGCCATCCAGATCGATCGTGATGCCCCGCACCCGGCCTCCGCCCGCCGAGAGATTCAGGCCCGGACCGGTCCCCATCGCGAGAAACGTATTCGTATCCGGATCCCAGCGGGTGATCAGATTGAGGGCGGTCCCGCCTCCGAAGGTGTTGGCGAACCCGCCGCCGAAATAGACGTTCCCGTCCTTGTCTACTGCGACAGCCAATGCCAAGTCATCCAAGCCCGGTCCCGATCCCATGCTGCTCCAGGTGTCGGTTGTAGGGTTGTAGCGGGCAACGTTGTTTCGGGCCACGGTCGCGATGTTGTCGAAATCGCCGACGAGGAAGACCGTTCCATCCGGACCGATGGCGACCTGGTAGGCCACCCCGTCGTCCAGCCCGCCGCCGACCGATTCCCAGACCGACCCGTTCCAGCGCGCGATCCCGCGGGTACTGGCGACCCCTCCGACCGCGGTGAAGGCCCCGACCATGTAGATGTCGCCGTTCGGATGGACCGCGAAGTCCCGGACCTCACTATTGGCACCAGTCCCGAGCGCCTGCCATTCGCCGTCGATCCGGGCGATCAGGCAATTGGAGTTCGGGACCTGCTGGTTCGCGGTGAGCTGCAGGACATCCTGAGTGTCGGAGATCCAGTACGGCCGGACCGCCAGCATCCGGACCCCGAAGGAGTTGTGATACGGGAACCGGAGATCGCCATCGAACTCCAGGCCCGATTCGTAATGGGCGAAGACCTCCAGCGAGTCCAGGCCGTCCAGATAGCGCAAGAGGAACGGCTGCGCGCCGTGGGACCGGTCCGGCTTGATCAGAGTTTCCAGCCGCTCCCGTAGCAGATGAAGTTCTCGAAGTGAGGCCGGGCTGCATACCGCGCTCTGAGGATCCTTCCGAGCCCAGAAGACCATTTGCAAGACCCGATCCTGTGCCCGGAAGCTCTGGACCTCCGAGCCATCCTGAGCGCCGAGGCGCTGGATGTTGAGCAGGACCGGAGCCATGCCGAGGCCCGAGGCCTGCGTGACGTAGACCCCGACATCCGCGAGTTCGATCTGGCGGGGCCTCCCGGCCGGCCGGAACCGGTCCGATCTTGTGCTGGTGGACTCGTGTTTCGTCCCGGTCCAGCGGAAATACCGGTCCCCGGCGTGCCGTGGCAGATCGTCTTCCAGATCTCCGTCGCAGTAGCTGGAGACGTAGTGCTTGGCTTCGATCTGGAAGCCGTCGGCATAGAAATTCACATCCTGGATGGTGCCAATCGTCTCGATATACAAGCGCAGGTCGGCCGAGACCGCGCCCCCGGTCCGGCCCAGGACCTCCAGCCTTACCCAGTGCCGGTCGTCGAGCGAAACCCGCTCGCTGACGAATTCGATGCCGTTCGTCGCGTCCCGAAGCCTCGCCCGGACGGTCCCCGATCCGCGAGCGTACAGACTGCCCGCATAGGGCTGATTCTGAGTCGCGGGATTGACGGAGAAGTAAGCCCCTTCGAGCAACCCCGCCCCATTCGTGTTGACGAGCAAGCTCGCCAGACCCCACCGCGCCCGGGCCAGGGTTCTACTGATTGCAGAACCTGAAGCCGTGTACCCGGTCGTATTGACGGTCAGCCTGGGATTCGTGACCAGGTTGGTCGTCGCGTCCGGCTCGTAGATTTCGAGCTTGGCGTTGGATCTAGCCACGCCGCTCCCCCATCAGCGCCATCAGCCGGAAGTCGGCGGCGATTGGTTCAACTGGAGCACTGGTATTGACGGTCATGCTGTTGTTGGTCGTGATGTTTCCTTCGCCCGCGGCGGCCATTGCGAGGGGCGGGGCAGCGATTGGAAGCGCGGAGGCCAGAGAATTCAATACAGAAAGCAGGCGATTGGAAACGATCTCTCCCGACGACCTCGGAATGAACAGCTCTTCACCGCGTTCTCCAACCCTGACCGGGCGCCCGCGGCCGACCGGGCCTCCGAACTGCCTCCGGCCTCCGAAGATCCCGAGATCCGCCGCCGAGACCGGGGCCTCGCCTCCGGTAGCAAAGATATGGGCAAATGGATCTTGCATAAACCGCGGCGTTGCAAAAATTTCAAAGCTCTCCAGCATCGCACTGGATACATCCCGAATCGCCGCCGCCAGGTCCTCCGCCGATTGGGTCGGGTCGGCCATGATCGTGGCGAGGGTTCCTAGATCCTCAGCAAATAGCCCCGACTGATCTCCGGAAGCCAGCATCGCCTCACTCAGCAGATCGATCTTTTCAATCAGGGCCACGCCCGCTTCATCGATCAAACCCAAACCCTCGGGGCCGGCCAGGGTCGTCAGAGCATCGATTTCCTCTTCGGTGAATCCGCCAATCCCCAACCGCTGAGTCGCCAGATTGAAAAGGATTTCCTTGGTTTGATCGCTCCAGGCCTCGGTCGTTTCATCGATTTGACCCCGGATCGACTCCATCCGCTCGGCGTACTCGGCCTCAAGCTCGGCCAGCTTCTCCTGCTGGCTGGTAGCGATCTCATTCGTCGCATCTCCAGCCGTCGCAATCTCTCGGCTGAGAGAACTGATTTCCTCCCGCTGATCAGCAATGTCGGCCGTCAGGCGATCCAGCCGGGCCTGGGACTGCAGGCGGCTGGCCTCGGAGGTCTCCTCGTTCAGCTCGCCTTCCCGAAGCCGGGCGATCTCCAGCTCGGTCTCCAGTTCTTTGAGTCGCTGGACGGCATCCCTTCGCTGCTCGTTTAGGTCAGCGACCCGATCCGCGGCCTCTTCGGCATCCTCGATCCCCTCGACCTCCAAACTGGCGATCGCTTCTAGCTTCTCGGCCTCAAGCGAGGCGATCTCGGAATTGAGGTCTTCGAGCTGTTGCTTGAAGTCTCCGAATTGAGGCGTGATGTCGGTCGAGATCTGGAGCTGAACCTCATCTAACCGACCTTGCAGGATTTCCTGGGCCTCTGCCAATTCCCTAGTCTTACGGGCAGCTTCTTCTTGCGCGGAAGCCAGGTCGTCAATACCTCCCGCTGCGCCTTCTGCGGCCGATCCGGTATCTGTCAACGCACCGGGCAATCCTCTGAGTTTATCGTCGTACAGGGTGGCGACCCGAATGGACTCAATTTGTTGTTCGTCCAAGGCTCCCTGAGCGCGCAAAAGGCGCAGCACAGCTTCGCGTTGGCTCTCTCCGGTGGACCGCGCTTGCCGGGCGGCGAACTCCCAAAGTGTCGTTCCCTTGGCGGCATCGACGATAGCGTTTTCATAGTCGCGGAACGTACCTTTTTGGTTGATGACCTCTGAGGCAATCCGCTGAAGTTCATCCCGTAATGCCGCATTCTCGGCTCGTGCTTTCGTACTGGCAATCGCCAACGCCGCGAGTGCGGTGACGACCAGACCAATGGCTCCCGCGGCCGTCGCGCTGGCGATCCCGATCTTCTGCAGGCCCTCAATCAGACGCGGAAGGTTACTCAGGAAGATCAGCGTCGCACCTGAGAGCGTAGCAATGGCGCTCGCCGAGGCGAGGGTGGCCGCGACTCCCCGCTGCTGGGCGACCGTAGCATCCTCGAATCCTTCCAGGAATTTGGTCACCACATCGACGGCTTCGGCGTAGGCCGGAAGAAATAGCTCGCCGATGATCCGGCTACTCTCTTCCAGATGCCGATCCAAGCTCAGGACTTTCTTGCCCGCCGTCGTCATCGCCGCTTCATAGGTCCCGACGATATTTGTTCCAGCGGCTAAGACCGCGTTCGTCCGAGCCTGAACCCGCTCCTGTTCGGTCAGCTCGGCGGTGGTTTTTCCGAGGGCGACAGCCGCCTTTTCGTAAGCCCGTTCGAAGCTGACCTGCAAACCAAGATTTCGGGCGATCAGGACATTCCCGGAGGCAATGACATCAATGACCCGCTCAAAGGCCTCCGATGAGTTGATGTTAGCGATGACCGCCGCGTCCTGAGCGAGGCGGGCGAGCTCCGTCGCGTGCGCCAGATCGACGTTGGATTCGACCATCTTGGCGATCGAGGCCCGGGTTGCCTGAAGCGTGATGCCCTGAGCCTTGACCGCTTTCTCGAGGTCCCGGATCTCCTTCTCGGTCTTGCCGACATTCCGGCCGAGGGTGGCGGTGACGACTCCCAGGGTCTCGACCCGGGCGGCCAGCCGGGTTGAGGAAACGATCAGGGCGGTTCCTGCGGCCCCGACCAAGCCAAGTCCCACACCCGTCGCTCGAAGGGCACCCGAGAAGTCTTGCAGGCTGGCCGAGGTCTTCTGGGTCTGCCTGCCGACTTTATCTACATTCCCGGTGACTTCCTTCAGCCGCCGATTGATCGCGTCCGCGTCGCGATTGAAGGCGCCAATGCCTTCGATGACCGCCCGGACCCCGATGTTCTCAAATGCCATTTACTTCTTCGGCCTCTTGGATCGGAAATGGGTATCTAGGGCCTCGGCCTCATGCAGGCCGATATGCCGCTTGACCCGGAAATACGCGACGGCCTCCGCCCGCTGCCAAGGACGGAGGCCGTTCCACTGCTCCTGATTGTAGTTGGCCTCGATCATCGCGTCGTACTCCTCGAAGAACGGCACGGCTCCGGGGAGCTGGATGCCGTAGGTGATGCCGGTATCGACGCTGCTATTTGACCTGAGGCTCTCGATCCTCGTCCCGTGCCGTAACACGCCGAAAACGCTCGACGGCATCATCGACGTCTGCTTCTGAGACGCCGGTGAGCCGTCCGACCTCCCCCAAGAGAATGAGGATGTCGTGATCGGTGGGCGCGGCCACGGCCTTGATCCAGGCCAGATACCGGGCCCTCGGATTGTCGCGCATCGGGAGACGCAGGACTTCCATCTCCTGAATCCAGATCGTGTCATCCGGCCCCGGTACAGTCTCGGGCTTCTCGGCGATCTCGGTACCGCGGAGTAACGCCACGTCGGTCGCCGCGTTGGCGGTCTCGATGATATGACGCTGGATGGCCTCCTGATAGTCCGGATCGGCCGGGTTTTCTTCCTCCCGGCCCTTGTCTTTGTTGAGAACGACCGGAACCCGCGGCCGTTCGAAGGCTCGGGTCGCCTCGTAGATGAACTGCTTGGGTACCGGGCGTAGATTCAAGACCACGCCAGTCGATAACGTGATCTTGGGGCGGCCATTGGTCGAGACCGCGGCCATCCGGGCCTCGGCCGCGATCACCTTGCGGGTCGCTTCGTCCCGAGCGTTACGACGCTTTGACGAGGATCCCGTCTGAGCCATTGTCTCCCAAGCCTCCGCCCCAGACCACGTTCGGACTGGCGCAAACCGCCACGCTGTTGATGTCATCGTTCGCCGGGATCGAGCCTGCTCGTTCCGGCATGGTCTGGAAGCTCTGGCCGCCGTCGATGGTCCGCAGCATCCGGCCGGCTGGCCCCGCCACGGTCACGCCGAGGTAGCCAACCACCGAATCGAAGAACCGGATGTCGTTCACGGCCGTTGGAGTAATCGGGAGCGTGATCTCGGTCCAGGTCACGCCCGCATCGGAGGTCCGCCACAGATCGCCGTTGGCATCTCCCACCAGCCAGAGTCGGGCATCGTACATCCAGACCGCCGTCAGGTTCACGCCGACAGCCGGGCCAGTCAAACTCTGCCAAGTCGAACCCCCGTTGGTCGTGTAGATTACCGCGTTGAGGTCCCCGACTGCCACCACGTTCAGCTTGTCGAGGGCGTGGATGGCCTCCAGATCTTGGGTCGTGGCGACTCCCGCGTCCTGAACCGAGACTCCACCTCGCGGATCATCAGTGAAGTAGATATAGCCCCCGGTGGCACCCATCCAGGTATGGCTAGGCCCGACGCTGGTGATCGAGAGCGGGCCTTTGCCAGCCACGAGTCCAGACGTGACCTCTACCCAGTTGTCAGTCCCGTCCAGGATGTCCTCGAAGTCATTGATGTGAATCCCGCCAGCGCCCGCGACGACCACCATGTCTCCGCCGACGCAGACCGCATCGCCGGGCGTTTCGTTCGAGAACAGGGTCGAGATCGCCAAGCTATCACCCGTCGCGCCCCCGTCGTCGGAGTAGACCACGCTCGGATTGGTGCCCGGCGTGGCCCCGACTCCGATCTGGAGCGCAAAGACTTTCTGGCAGCCGTCGGAGGGTTCGTCGCAGTCGCCGCACTCGATCGTGTCGCAGGCCAGGACCTTGGTGATCTCCCTCGCAATGACGGTCGAGAGCTGCTCCCCAAAGAGCAGCGGCTTGACCTCGTACATATCGTCGGCCGAGAACTCTCCGGTTTCATTCGCCGCGGCCTGTTCGTCCGAGGCCAGGGCGCCGAAGTTCTCGCCCGAGTAGCTGGAATACTTCACGTCGGTGAAAACCAACACCTTATCCCAGTTGGCATCGAAGTCCTGCGGATTGGCGCATTTACCTAGATGGACCTCGACTCCGGAGGCGCATCGCTTACGGCCGATCCGCAGGAGCGAGCTGAGATCCACCCGCGGATACCGGGCGATCACGGAAGCGGTTGGACGCTCCTTCGCGCCCTGGATGGAGTCGATCTGATCGAACTCGTTGAACCGGGTTTCGGAGGGGGCCTCGATTCGCTCAATGTCACCGAATCCGAAGGTCGGGTCTCCGATCCGGGCAAACCCGAAATATTCCTTACCTCTTCCGGGCCCGAACCCATCCTCAAACAACCAGACCCGGCTCTCTCCTGCTTTCAGTACATCACCAGCCATGAGATCCTCCTATTGTCGTCCGTTCTGTTGTTCGAACGGAGCTTCCATTTCAGCTTCGGCATAGGCTTGCATCAACAGATGAACATCGACTTTGAGCGCCGATTGAAGCGCCCCGAAAATAGCCTGCGGATTCTTGCGGATGTCCCGGGCCCGGTACAGGCCGCGTTCGTGGAGCGTGTTGTGAAGCCGGGTCGCGAACGGCTCGGGGAGTTCCAAGAAGTCCACCGCGTCGGGAGGTCCGAGCGGAATCCCCATCGGGGCCTCGGAAATCTCCGCCTCATCGGGAAGGATCACCCGGTACTTGCGGCCCCGCTCGTCCGTCCAGTCGGCTTGTTTCACTTGCGGATCCTCCGGCCGTCGCGCTGAACTTGCCGCCAGGCGTAGACCCCGCCGCGGGAAGGACCAAACGGATTCAAGAGATCGGCCTCACTGATTTGATAGCTCACCTCAGATCCAGTACGGGACAGGTCTTCCCGCCAATGCTCCACGAACTTCTCGACATTGTTGCATGAACACAACTCGCGGTCAAGGAGCGCGGCGGACAGATAGACGATGGCCTTCTCCCAATAGGGATCGAGTTGCACCCTAGGGCAAGAGACTCGCGGGTCGGTCGATTGCCAGCCCGCATAGTACCAGACTCGGAGCTGCTCTGGGTCCCGGCAGACTGCGAACTCGGCGGTATCGAACTGCTCATCGACAGAATCCCAAGTCGCCGGCCGATAGGTCAGTTCCCCCAATCGCTCGTTGCGGACCGCCAAGCACCCGGTCTGAGTCGAGAACGAGCACTCGGCGCAGCCCGATCCGTTGCAGTTGGAACATCCGGATGGCTCCCGTTCCCAGAGCAGATTGGCCTGGCTCTGCGGATCGTTCCATACCCGGTAAACATCGATCGTCGTTTCGTAGGACGCGTCGGCATCGCCGTCTATCCGCTGGTCCGGCTGTTCGGCATCCAAGCGGTCTTGCAGTTCAGGGATGACTAGCTGCCAGCGATTGAAGGTGATGGTCGCGACTCCAGCCGCAATCGTGACGGTAATCGGGCGAATCTCGTAGGCGAAGCTCCCGGCCTGGCCGGGCAGGAAGGCCCGGATTTCGCAGGGGGAGGTCACGGCGGTCGCCACGGTCGCGACGGCCCGTTCGTCATAACCGTCGCCGTCCACATCGGAGACCGTGACCGCGACCGCGTCGTCGATCAGGGTCTCGGCCCGCTGGCCGCCCGAGATCACATAGCCCCAGTCCGTCTCAATCGACTTCGCCAAGCCTCGGACATTGACCGAAGCCCTTGAGAACAGCTCGGGCCGGGCTGGGCGGACAGTCTGCCTGCGCTCATCAGCCACCCAATCCGGGAGCAGGAAGTATCCGAGCTCGGACGCGATCTTCATCTCGGCATCCCGGATTGCCTGGGCCAGGTCTTCGCGGGACGTGAAGTTAGGATTCTGATAGGCGTTCTGAGTCCACGCATCGTTGCAGTTACTGGCAGGGACGACGGCCGAGAACATCTGATTGAAATGGATCGGATTGATTCCGAGGATCTGAGCCCAGCGGTCGAGACTCAACCACGTTGGAGTCGTTGCCCTAGCCATGAGTATGCCGCTCCACGACGATCGCCAGAGAACTCAATGCCAGAACGAAAGAGGCCAGCAGGATAAGGTTGGGGGCGACAGCGAATCCAACGAACCACCCGAGTCCGACCCAGAGGGAAACGCACCAGACGCAATGCAGAAGCTGTGCGAGTTCCCCTCGAACGGAAGCAGGGTCTGGAGTCCCGTCGTCGAAATGATCGATGCCCACCGCGGCTCGAATCCGCTGAAAGAGAGCAAAAGGTCCTCGCTCATAGGAGATCAGCGCCGAGATTCTCCAAACTGCCAAGGCTCCGATGAAGAGTTCAGGCAGGCTCGGGACTGGCACGCTCGGTGAGCTTCTCCTCAAGGATCCGGATGGCGCCCACCCGCTTCTTGCCCGCCCGCTCTTCCTGCAGCCATTGTAGTAAGGTCGCGTCCTCCGCGTCAACCGCCGCGCTAGAAATCTGGGCGATGGTCATGTCATCGGTCTTGCGGGGATCCGGGCCTGGCATCTCCGGGAAGTCGGGCATCGCCGGCGGCCCCGTGACCTCGACCGGGACCCGGATGCGCTGGCGCTCAGGTGCCTTCTGGACGGTCAGGAAGTCGGGCTTGCCTTTCCGGCTCCGGCCCAAGAGGACCTCCGCATCGCTGGAGATGACGTACTTCGGCTCATTGCGATGGAAGACGTAGACCGTGTTCGTGATCGGACCCCGGATCGTGACCTTCCCCTCCCCCGGCCCCTGATAGGCCAGGAGCGTCATCGGGCCTTCTAAGGCCGCCTGCATCTTGGCTCCGAGGCCCGGATTGGAACTCGGATTGATGCTGGCCTTCGCTTTTCCTGGACACCCTCCGCACGGCATGGTCTTTCTCCTCTCGTAGTAATCGGCCCAGTTGCGCCGAATCATCTTGAGTATAGCGTCTTTCTTCCCGAAGCTGTCCTCCCGGATGGTACCGGTACGAAACCGGTAGATGAATCCGGGGATCGGTACCCGGTAGCTGCAGACCCCGGCGGCCTGGAGGGCGATCAGGTAATCCCAGTCCTCCCACCCCGGCATCGTCTCGTTGTAGCCCTCGACTTCCTCATGCGCCCACTTGGGAATCAGGCAGGTCATGGCGTGCCGCATCTTGATCAGAACATCCCCGCAGCGGAA